AGGCTTTTGTACTGCCTCTGCCTCTGCCTCTGCCTGTGTGGAATTTGTTGGACTGTCTTTGACAACGTTGGACGCTGCGGGACGCTCCGCGCATTTCTTGGACCGCTGCTCCCGCTTTGCATCGCGGAAGTATGCGCGCCGGGCCTCTTCATCGCGGAGGTTTCGGTAATGCTCGTAGTTAACGATCTGCCAGCCCCAGGAGCGGTGGGAGTCGATTGGTACTAGGCGACACCCATCTTCCTCGTGGGACCGGCTCTGCGCGTCGGGAGCGACCAGTTTAGCGATGGCGTGGACGATCATTTCCTCGGGAACGTTCGTGCGCCGCGCGATTGCGTCCGTGGTCATGTCCACAACGCCGTCACGGTCAGCCAGAACCAGCAGGTCCATGAAGGTGTGGCGAACAATGTAATCCGAGGAAATGCTGGAATCGAAGATTTGGGAGAATATTTTTGCGAACACGCTCATACCCTACACCTTTGGTCGCGGACTGTCTTGGACAAAATGGAAATGCTGCGGCGCCTAAACCGTCTTAGGCGGGTTTCTGTTCATCTCAAGTGCGAAGTCATCGCAGAAACCAAGTCCTCCATGACAACGTGAGCACCCTCACTTGCATTAATCCGCAGAATGACAGTGCCGGGAACAACACTATCGCGGGGAGTGTCTGGGGCGGTTGTTCCGGGTTGTCCCGTTTGGAAACCAAGCATCTTAACAGGCTCAAGAAACACTGCCGGTTTCCCCTCGAAGGTGCCGTAACTGCTGACAACGTCACCCAATCCCAATTCAACTATCTTCACGTTTTCCATCTCGTTCTCCTTGTACCGTATTCGCAGCGTTGACATTAGACAAAATTCTGGGCGGGATACTGCGCTGATTCCCGCCCGGTGTGCGTGTTGGCTGCGAATTCCATCGCGTGGGTTATGCGGTCACCTTGACCATCTGCGCTTACTTTGTCACCGCTGCGCCGTGCTCTTTGCGCAGATAGCGTTTCAGCCACATCGCTAGCGTGCGGTCGTCGGCTTCTGCGAGTTGCTTGATGCGCGCATAGACCTCAGGGAAGTCGGTCAGATCGACGGTGATGGTCTTGCGCTCAGGCCTGGTGGGCTTGCTGCCGCGGGATGCGTCCAGCGGTGGCAGATCTTTGGTATCTCCGCGGATCGCGTGGACCTCTGCTGCGATGGAGGGTTTATCTGCGCTCAGGTTCATCGCCGCAAGTCGCGCTGCGGATAGCTCCATGGTTTCTGGGTCAAGTTCTGGTTTATCCATTTTTTTCCTTTTTCTTCGATTCGCGATACTCCCTTAGTTCACTCATCGCATCCGAATAGCCTTCCCAATTGTCTACTCCCATATCTTCGAGAGCGCTCAATTTTTCTTCCGCCTCAATTAGTTCTTTGAGGCGAGCTTCGGTAATCTCCGCCATATTTTCCCTCATCACTCCGGGTTATGCGCACTTGGCGCGGGTTTGTTTGGGTGCTGTTCTTCTTCCGAGTTCCTCTAACCACTCTTGCTCTGCGGTAAGTGGAGGATCGCGTTCATAGCGCACAGCGCGATAATCCGCTTGAGCGTTATATTCCCCTAGATTCGCCTCGCGCTGGCCTGCTGAGTCCAGTGGCTCCGGTGGATCAATTACACCGCGCATGAGTGTCCAAACTGCGACGAAGCGTGTCATGTGAGCGCTTCCACGGTGATAATTGTGCGCCCTTGATCGGGTCGCTCTTTGCGATCTCGCTTGCTGTGCAAATCGTCAACATATGCATCCGAAAGCACTTCTCCCTTCAAGTCGCGGAACACTCCCACATCGGCCAGACCGTCAAGAACGAGTTTCTGGAATCCGTCTATATCTCCTTTCTTGCCTTTTCCAAGCACAACGATAATTCGCACTGAGAAAGATTTCGCTTGGACAAACTCTCCTCGCGCATATACCCCAACCGCCTGCTTGAATGCCAATGACTCTTTGGTGACATAGTGTTTTCCTGTGCGAGTATGGCGAACATAATGATTGAGATCTGGGGGTACAAGCGGTACCGTAAAAATGACGCTCATGCGCATACCTTATATTCTTTCATCTTGCGGTAGTAAGTGGTTTTTCCAATTTTCAGAGCTTCGCACGCGGCATTGATATTTCCCTCGAAAACTTTGTGCGCGTTCAGTATCGCCTCTTTCTCGACTTCTTCGAGTGTTCGAATTTCTAGCAAAGGCACATCGCAAAAGGTGGTGTTATCCTTTACCTCTGGCGCTGGATCTAACCTCGCATGGATCAGTAGTGGCGATGATTCCAGCGCGTCAATAAGTCGGCTCAAGCGCTGCACCTGGCCGCGCAGAAAGCGGAAGTCCTGCTCCATCTGTTCGGGTGTCATGGGCGCACCCCTTGGGCGTATATTGCAAATACGCTCACAGGATCAGGACCAAACTCAGGATGCGTTATCGTTTGAATTTCGTAACCGCAGTATGGCTGCACAATCATGGTTTCCTGGCTACTCTTCTTATATCCGTCCCAGAAAATCACATGGTCATAGGACCGCTCGAATAGGCGATAACTCCAATATGGTTTGTCGAGTCGATACTCAAATTGTTTCTCTCCAGACTTAATTTTCTGGAAGTATACCGACTTCAAATGCAGAACAAGGTCAGCCATTGCATACCTCAACATTAAATGCACGCGCCTGCTTGTCCTCTTGTTCCACGCGCCCGATTAGGCCCTTGACGCGTGCTCCGATCTCCGGCATAGTGTGCGCCTTGACGTAGTTCTTGTGCGAGAATAACGTCTCTCCTGCGTCTGTGCGCACCCAGAATATATCCTTGTGCGGGATGGCGTTCTCTACCAATCCGGTAAACTTTTCGCTTTGCTTATGCATAGTTTCCTTTCTGCTGTTACAGTAGGCAATCAAGATCGGCATCCGTCAGCCCAAGGTCGCCGAAGTCCTCCGCAACGCGCTCAGGCTCTGCAACCTCGGGCGCCCGCTGCTTCAGGCGCTCAATGGTCGCGTCCACGTCTGCGAGAAACTTATCCGTCGCCTCGCGCATCTTAGCGATCTGCGCCTCACACTCTGCGCGGTGCAAGCGGATAGTGAACTGCACGTAGCGCCTGGGCAAGATCGGTCCGAACATCTCGGGGTTGTTACTCATGCCGCCATCGCGTGAAATGAAGTCAATCCACTGTAGGCCGGTGTGCGTCATGAATCCGAACCAGAGCTGCGGCAGGTTGCCTTCAGGTATCGCGCCCATGTCCAGCGTTTGTAAGTGCGTGGTTGTCGTCGGTCCCTTGATTTCAATCGCTCCATCTGCGCCGACGAGTCCATCTGGGCTGTACGCAGTGCGCTCGTCATCGCCGATGATGATGCCAACAGTCTCCACCATGACACCTTCTTCAAGCTCATAGAAGGCTCGGGCTGGCCCTTCGGCGAATGTTCCGGCGCGCATCGGAGCAGAAACGAACTTGTCTTGAACTGCGATGCCGCTGAGGATTTGCGCGACGATCTCCAGTCGGTAGAGTTTGCGCTTGCTGCCCTCGACTCCTTTCTGCGTGAAGTCGAGGATTGCGCCTGCGTTGGATGCGGTGGCACGTCCGCAGCGCTCTTGGTGCCAATCATCTGTGCCCTGTGCGAAGTTGCGTAGAATTTTCATGTCACTCCTCAGTACTGGATGCTGATGTGCGGGATTTCGTTCTTTGCGATGGCCTCAATAAGCGCCTTGCCTTGCTTCTGCGTCATGCCGAAGGTACAGAGCGCTTGCAGGGCCTCGCGGTGGATTGCGCCCTGATGCGCCCGGTTCTTTGCGCGCTTCTCAGCCTCTTCTAGCTCTGCTTTCTGCTGCGCAGCAACCCTCTGGCGCTCTGCTTCGACCGCCGCATACCGTTCGCGCTCTGCCTTTGCTGCCGCTTCCCTGGCTGCAATCTCTGCTGCCTCAGCCTCGGCAACGCGTCGGGCCTCTGCCGCTGCTGCCGCCCGTTCCGCCTCTGCCTGCTGGTCTGCGAGCCGCTGGCGCTCTTGGGCGATAGCCCTGCGCTCGGAGTCCGCAGCCTCTTGCGCGGCCAACACAGCGCGGTGGGCTGCTTCCTTAAGGTCACGTTCCGCCTTCTGCTGCGCTTCGTATTCGCGGCGCTCTGCTGCCTCTGCTTCAGCGATGCGCTCCTGCTCTATTCGTGTCCGCTCGGCGGCGGCGCGTGATTCCATCTCGGCAAGTAGCTGTTCCGTGCGCTCAGCCTCCGCAATGCGCCGTGCCTCGGCATCCCGCATAGCCTGCTGCGCGCGCTCTTTTGCTTCCGCTGCTTCGCGGCGTTCCTTTGCCAATTGCGCCTGATAGGCTTCTGCCTCTGCAAGGCGCAATGCTTCTGCGCGTAACTCCGCAGCGACTTTCTCCGCTTCGGCTTGCTTGGCCCGAGCCTCGGCCTCAATGCGCTCACTCTCGATGCGCTGGCGCTCACGCTCGGCTGCTTCGCGGGCAATGCGAGCCTGTTCGGCTGCGCGGCGCTCTGCGGCCTCCTGAGCGGCCTTGGCAGCGGCTTCTTCGCGTTCCCTGATGGCGCGTTCCTGTGCCTCTACGCGAAGTCTGGCAAGTTCCTCCTGCTCTTCGGCCTGCTTGCGTCTGCGCTCAATAGCCTCGGTAATTTCAACAACGGCTTTATCGATGGTGGACTTGGCGCGGCTGCTGAATTCCTCCCAGTCCAAAGAGCGCTTTGCTTCAATTTCCGAGAGAAGGACTGTCAAGTCTTCGCTGGGAGAAATTGTCCAGCTCGCGATTTCGATAAGGTTTGCCTCGTGCGCAGCCTTACGCTCTTTCTCTGCATCCTCCAAGTCCGTCACAGGTTTGCGCACTTCGACCTTGAAAGCATCCAGATCATCGCGCATCACCTTACGGTCGGCGTTCACCGCTGTCACCACGGCGCGATGCTCTTCGATCAGCGAGTCGCCCAGTTT